CCTGTCCCCATCTTAAATGAACGTCTTCAAAATAAGTTCTATTATCACTATCTTCTGATTCTAATGCTTTCTTGAAAAAATCAATTATTACCTTAAAGTTCGCATCGTTTCTCAAATTATTGAATGCTTGGTACACATCCTTTGGTACTTTATTCTCTTGAAGTAAACTCATTTAAGCCGCCGCTCCTTCTTGCTTGACAAACAACGCTTGGTCTTGCCCGGATACAGGTTGCCCTGATGCGTCCAATGTTCTCGGCGCAGGTTGGGTCAGGTTCCCCGTTTTGCGCAACTGCTCCGCCTCTATTTGTGCCTGCGCCTCTTCCTCTCGTTTCATCAATTCCTCAACATCTGGTATGATATGGTCAAGGTTTAAATCAAAGGCGTGGAATACTTCTTTAAGCATCTCTGCTCTTCCCGGTAAACCAATAATCTGCATATCAATATCGTTTCTGGTACGGTCGAGCAATTCAAGGCGTCTCACTAACTGCTGTTCTTTGGCGATAAGAGAACCACTACCCGTAGCAACTATTTGAGCATCACCCTTGATTGAATTGTCGGGGTAATACTGCATCTCGTTTTCAAACACTCTACGGATAGACGATGCTACCACGTACATATCAATCTTTGCTGTGATGTTCTTGATTATCTTCCCGGCAGCGGTCATGAGCATTGCGAGTCCTGAAGACGTAGCACCTGCACCGGATTCAGCAGCTACCCCATGCGTGTACGCCGGTATTCCAGTGTACTCATCCATGTACTGCATGAACGCTGAAATAACTCTTAATAGTTGCTCCGACTGCATTGTTGGCTGGAAAAACTCTATAGGCAATTTAGATGAATACGATTGCCCCATACCCATTTGTTCGGAAGAGTTAAGCTTGTGAACTTGCCACGGTATCAAAGTGTCATAAGCAGTACCTACAGGGAGAAGGGCAACGTCCATACCCACTTGCGGGCCTGAATTATGAGAAATAAATCCATTGGCTACAAAATTATGATTCGGGCCGGTCATTTGTAAGTCAAATACTCTATCTGAACCTATGTGTTTTATGCTTATTATTTTATCATAATCAACATATTTATGTTTATATGGGTCGCCCAAATTATCATGCCGTTTATGTTCATATTTATGACAAGTATCGCAGAGACATATCAGATTTTCTGGTTCATTATTCCACGGGTCACGGTCTTTATGATGTACTTCAAGAATGTGAGTTGAACCACATAATTCACACGCATCACGGCGTGCATCTTTACATGCTTTTCTCTGTCTTGCGGTGGTAGCATTAGCATCCCTATATTCAGATGCTTCTCTTTCTTGATTTTTATTATGCCATACCAGATGACATTTTTTACAGCGCAATGCTTTTGCTGTTATCATTGTTCCGCAATCAATACATTTATGTGTTCTTGGTATTTCGCTACCATTTACCGCAATATCATCACCCTCATTAAATGTTGAAAGTTCAGCCCATTCACCCGATGAATTCATAAATCGATGAGTTAATGTTGCTTTTATACGATACCCATTTTCAGTGAGTACTTCATATATTGGTCGTACCCCATTGTCGAATATATCAACAATTCGATTTGAGAAAAATTGTCCAGAATTTTCATCGAGAGAACGTAAACAAATACGCCTAAGTCCACTATTGAAATCTTCTTTTTTATCAAATAATTCATTTAATGTTATTTCACTCGCACCCCTACCCTTGCGGCTTTGCCTATAAACTATTGTATCTCCTGTTAAACAAGCTATTGCACAATTGTTCACTAATGCTCTTACTACCGCATTGAGCATTTCCTGAATAGGTTCGATTATATCCGGTATGCCTTGACCCCAAAACGCTCCGGGAGTCTTGCGCCATGAAGTTATATGGTAAGGTTTCATACCCAAAGGATGTTGATTTACCGTAGCGCGAATGATATGAGTACCAATCAATATTGCGGTTATCTGATATTCTTGCGTGGGGTCTTTAATCTTGTCTGAACTCATTCCCCAATCGAGTAGCCATTGCCCCGGTACGCTTCCCCAAAACTCAAGTCCGTCTATGCGCCCCTCGTTTGAGTATGAAAGCAGGTCTCTCTCTTCGGCTTCATCTGCTTGAATATCACCTTCCCAAATCCAGTTATTTTTTATACCACCACGTCCGCATTCGGTTAGTACCGCATCAATTTCAGAATCATTATATCCGAGCAATCCCTTCATCTCGTTAAGTTTACGCCTATTCAGTCTCAACCTCTCAATACAATACCCGTCATTCACGTCTTTTATATTGCGCTGTGGGTAGAAATCAAACGGGCTTACCCTGTCAAATTCCTGTGTCAATCCACTTTTAACGTCTATTTTATAATTTCCATCTGTTCCAGTAGTCCATGTTTGTTTCGGCTTGATTCTATATACAGGCCCCTTTAGTATCCCGGCGGGATAGGTAACTATGTCATCAATGACTTCGGCAAGAGCGTCTATCCATCCACCCTCAACAAGAATGTCATCAATGTGAATGGTCATCTTCTCTGCTTTTTCTTCAGCAGTCTTTCTTAAAGCATCAGAAACTTCCTTCTCTGCTTTAGTATCAAGCTCCATAATTTCTTGGTCTGAAAGAACTCTTGGTGCAGACATAACTTCTTGCTGAACTCTTGTTATTACCTCCATCTGTAAATCGTAAGGCAAACTCGGCTGTGGAGTAGGTTTTATTGAATAAGGTCGTTCGTTGCTATTGTATATATCGAGAATGTAATCATGCGCTGCGGTGCATTTAAGGTTTGCTGCGGGGATATATGCTTCACTACCACCTGTTAATGAACGTATAGCGGCAAGTTTGGCTGGGCTATACTCGCGCCGTCTCATCCTTGCGGCGTCTAACATCTTGGTTTGATATGTGCGCTTGGCATCCCTCGCATCAGTCCAGCATTCGGCAATATGATATGAAAGTTTAGAGTGAGTTGCCTGTGGCATAACAGCAAGAAGAGACTGCTGTTCCTTGACAGCCCTTTCTTTTTCTACTTGTGCTGCATTTTGTACAAGCGGACGAGCAGTAAATAAAGCCATGTATCATCCTCTACATACGTTTTAATATTTCAAACGTTAGTGTTTAGAATATTAAAATCTCACTATACAGTACATAGTATAAAACATCATATTGTGATTTGTCAAGTATTAAATTGCATAACTTAAAAATATTTTTAGCATAAAAAATCCCGCCAGTTTTTAAATTCTGACGGGAATATTATCATTCTATGGTTTAACAAAACAACTTATGTGTACGCTGGCCCCCAATTTACTTTCTTTTGTTGCTGGCTTGAACTTGTAATTATTGTACCACCACCTGGATTATTATTCTGAACGTACCTGTCTCCGCGCTTTCTCATGATGGTTTCCCATGTAGCCAAATACCGAAACGCATCTGCCGGGTCATCGTTCACGCCGTCCTTCAGCGGGGTATCAATGTATTGCCCAAGCGCACTATTATATACCATGCAATAGTTTTCAAGCCCGTCTCTACCTTCTACGGTAGCATCAGTATCGAACCAACACAGGTTCAAGAATTGCCTTACTATTGGAATGCCTTCTTCGAGTCTTAACTTTGGGCAAATAACACAACAACGTTTATTATTGAAGTAATTTCTCATCGCATCTATACGCGTTGTTATTGCCAAATCCTCACCCTTTGCACTATCGTGAGGAAAAACGTGTATGCCGTATCTATACCCAAGATTCTTATTCTTTGATTCAAGTATGTCCGTGAAATATGGGATAAGTTTCTTATCATGGTCATGGCAATAATCTATGATATGATACGCCCTACCTACAACCTGATAAAACCATACACACGTATGATGCAATCCCAAATCCCATGCGGTGTTTACCATAACGCCGGGTTCATGCGGAACCTTGCAGATACGATTCTGCTTACGCATATCCTCAAATTCATTGGCGTAATATGTACCTTCTGCAACTTTTTCAAGACACTCATCTATGGTAGACGGGTATTCACTTTTCACCTTCGGGCCGTTTATGCTCTCTTTAGAAATATAGAAAGCACGTTGTTCCGGTGTGATAATACGGTGTGTTTTCTCCTCAAGCTCCCTGAAGTATATCTCATGCCTCGGATAAACCTCTA